AGGGCTCACGCAATGAGCGTGTTTTTTTAGAGAGTGTGCGTACCCCCCCTGTTTTTTCTGCCTATCCCTCTCCGACACAGTCGGTAATCCACCAAGACAGTCCATTTACAGCCAGACCAGTCGGGAATTAACCCGATGCCAGCCGCACGATCCAAAGCCTTACGAGGGGCAACTAAACCAAGGCTTGCCAGCATCCCATTAAAGGGCGCTAATAAACTTCAAGATGTCAAAGACCTTTGCACAATCATAGATATGCCGCTTCTGCCATGGCAGGAGTACGTTCTCAAGGACATGCTGGGCGTGGACAAGAAGGGCATGTGGATTCGCAAGACAAACCTGCTACTTATCGCTCGACAGAATGGAAAGACCCATTTAGCTCGTATGCTTATCTTGGCTCACCTGCTCAAGTGGGATAGTAAGAACGTCCTCATCATGTCCTCTAATCGAAGCATGGCTTTGGACACCTTTAGACAAGTCGCTCAAGTATTGGAGAACAATGACCACCTCAAAGGCTTCGTCAAGCAGATCAGGTACGCCAACGGCACAGAGTCTATTGAGATGCTGGACGGAAGAAGGCTGGACGTTGTTGCGGCTACTCGAGACGGATCTCGCGGACGTACTGCAGACTTCCTCTTCATTGACGAACTCCGAGAGATTAACGAAGAAGGATTTAGAGCTGCTATCCCTACAACTAGAGCGCGTCCAAATGCTCAAACGCTTCTTACCTCTAATGCAGGAGACGCTTTCTCGGTAGTGCTTAATGGCATGAGAGAAAGGGCGCTAGAGAACCCGCCTAAGAGCTTTGGGTTTTACGAGTACAGCGCTCCCCAGTATTGCAAGATTACAGATCGTGCAGGTTGGGTTCAGGCAAACCCAGCATTAGGTTACACAATTACGGAGGAAGCCCTTGAAGAAGCAGTTGCGACAAGCCCTATTGAAAATACTAGAACAGAGTTGCTCTGCCAATGGATTGACTCTCTCGCTAGTCCTTGGCCTCATGGCGTACTTGAAGAAACGAGCGACTCAACACTCACGATTCCTGTGGGCGGCTATACGGTCTTTGCATTTGATGTCAGTCCGTCTCGTAGAAATGCAAGTCTTATTGCTGGCCAGATACTCCCAGATGGTCGCATCGGAGTTGGAATCCTACAGACGTGGGAGTCACAAGTAAGCGTTGATGATCTAAAGATTGCGGTGGACATCAAGGCATGGGCTGACCAGTATCGCCCGCGCCAAATCTGCTACGACAAGTACACAGCCCAGTCAATCGCCGACAAGCTGACAAACGCTGGACAGATTACCCAAGACATCTCTGGGGCTTCCTTCTACCAATCCTGTGGAGACCTCTTAGACGCTTTGGTCAATAAGCGATTGGTTCACTCTGGTCAAGCCAACTGGATTCAGCAGATGAATAACTGCGCAGCCAAAGTTAATGACTCGGCATGGCGCATTGTTAAACGCAAGAGCGCGGGTGATGTCTCTGGAGCGATTGCAACCGCCATGGTTGTTCACATGCTTTACAAACCACAACAGGTAGCGGCTATATACACAGAATAATCTATATGTAGTGTATAATTGCCTTCTATGGGTCTCTTCTCGCGTAAGCCACAAATATTAGAAGCGCAGCTTGCGCCACAGGTCATGGGCGAGAATCTGCCCTCACTCTATAGCTCGCTTACACTTCGAGTATCTCGCAAAGAGGCTATGAGCGTCAGTTCTGTAGCAAGAGCCCGCAACCTAATCTGTGGCACAGTCGCAGGAATCCCTCTTGAGTATTACAACAAGCGCACAGGCGAAGTTATGGCTGCCCCTCGCTGGGTTAATCAACTTGCAAAGAATCAACCATCATTTATCACTATCTGCTGGATCGTAGATTCACTTTTGTTCTACGGAGTATCTTATCTTCGCGTTACAGAGCGTTATGCAGAAGATGGACGCCCTGCTGCGTTCGAGTGGATTGCTAACTCACGCGTTACATTCACAACTGACCTTGAAGGCATCATGATTACACAGTATTACGTTGATGCTGCTCCTATCGCCATGAACGACATCGTAACTATTCAGGGATTTGATGAGGGCGTTCTAGAGCGCGCTGGTCGCACTATCCAGTCAGCGATTGACATTAACAAGGCTGCTGCTATTGCTTCAGCTACTCCAATGTCTAGCGGCATCCTTAAGAACACAGGCGCAGACCTGCCACAAGCCGAGGTCTCTGGACTTCTCGCAGCTTGGAAGCGTAGCCGCCAGAATAACTCTACTGCTTACCTCACTAGCACTCTTGAGTTCCAGTCCACACAGTTCTCACCTAAAGACATGATGTACAACGAGGCGATTCAGAACCTATCTACTGAAATCGCTCGCGCTATGAACGTGCCAGCGTATTACTTGTCAGCAGATCAGAACACAACGATGACTTATGCAAACGTGACAGAAGAGCGCAAGCAATTCTTCGCGCTTAGCATCGAGCCTTACATTCAGGCTATTCAGACTCGTCTATCTATGGATGACATTTCTACAGCAGGACACGAAGTCCGCTTTGCAGTCTTTGACACCTTCCTTAAGCAAGACCCAATGGTCGAACTTAGCGTGATTGAGAAGATGCTATCTCTAGGGCTGATTACAACTGAACAGGCTATGGAAATGACAGATCTAACACCTAACGGAAGTGAGGGGCTCTAATGGAGACTCTATACATCGAAGCATCTTCAATCGAATGCAGCGAAGAGCGCCGCGAGATTAGCGGCAAAATCGTTCCAATGGGAACTGGCGAAATCGGCAACACTAATCTTGGTGGCGTTGTATTCGAGGCTGGTTCTATTGAGATTGACGATCCATCAAAGATTAAGTTGCTATCACAGCACGACATGAAGAAGCCAGTAGGTCGCATGGTTACAGCCACAGTTCGTCCAGATGGCATTTATGCAACCTTCAAGTTGTCACGTTCAACAGGTGGCAACGATGCACTTGTCATGGCACAGGAAGGACTTGTCTCTGGCTTGTCAATCGGCGCAGAGATTATTGCATCAGCACCATCACGCGCTGGACACACAGTAGTCACAGCAGCGAAGTTAAAAGAAGTTTCTCTAGTAACAGAGCCAGCCTTTAAGTCTGCTCAAGTGCTAGAGATCGCAGCAGAGGAAGTCATCCCTGCTGAAGAAACCAAACCAACAGAAAGCGAGCCAGTCGTGGAAGATACCACACAGGTAGAAGCTCCAGCAGTTGAAGCAGCGGCAGAAGAAGCGGCTCGCCCAACAGTTGCAGCATCACATTACACCAAGGAGCGTACAGCGCCGATTTCATCAGCACAGTACCTCGAAGCATCTATCAAGGCAGCACTCGGTGACGATGATGCCCGCCGCACAGTTCGTGCAGCAGATGATTCAACATCAACTAACACAGGTCTTACACTCCCACAGCACCTAAACCAATTCGTAACAGATACATTCTCTGGACGTCCAGTATTCGATGCTGTAACACGCAACGCACTTATTGACTCAGGAATGTCATTCACAGTTCCACGTCTTTACACAAACGCATCAACAGCAGACACAGCACCATCAGTCGCAGATGTAAACGAAGGCGCAACAGTTACAGATGTCGGGATGACCTCAGCCTATGACACAGTAAATATCAACAAGTTCGCCGGACTTAACCGTATATCTTGGGAGTTGATAGATCGCAGCTCACCTTCCTTCATGGAATTGCTTATGGCAGAACTCCGCAAGGCGTACGAGAAGGCAACTGATACAGCAGTTTTGACCGAGCTAATTTCAGCAGGTACAACTGCAACAGGTGTTGCTGCAACAGCAGCAGGACTTCAGTCATTCATCTCTGTAGAAGGCGCAGCCGCATACAAGGGTACAGGCGGAGACTTCGCTAACAAGCTCGTTGCTAACACAGACCAATGGGCTGCTATCACAGGATACGCAGACTCAACAGGTCGCGCACTCTACTCTGCACAGGGTTCAACAATGAACGCTTCAGGCACAGCAGTCGCATCATCAGTACGCGGCAACGTTCTTGGAACTGACCTCATCGTAGATCACAACATCGCAGCATCAGGTGTCATTGACAACTCTGCTTTCCTTATTGCACCATCTAGCGTATATGTCTGGGAATCACCTGTGACAAACCTACGCCTTCAGGTGCTAACCACAGGCGAACTAGAAATCGCACTTTACGGATACCTCGCAGTTTACGTTGCGAAGTCTGGTAAGGGCGTTCGTAAGTTCAACCTCTCCTAAGTAACACCCTAAGTCGCTAGAGGGGGCTGCCAGAGCCCTTGCAGCTCCCTCTAGTCTTTAGAAAGGATAATAATGAGCATTACTACAGTTGCAGAGCTTCGTGTCGCACTCGGAATCGGAACGCTTTATACCGATGCCGTATTGCAGTCCGTCTGCGATGCTGCTGATAATGTCTTGTTGCCTTTTCTATGGACTAACACGACTCCAATCATTGGACACAGCAACACAGCCCACACAGGTACTTCTTACTTTAACGACTATGTACAAGACGTGTTCTACGTTGGTGAGACAGTCAATATCACAGGCTGCGGATCAAAGCACAATGGCAATAAGACCATTACTGGCGTTGGTGAAAAAGAGATTACCTACGCAATCACAGGCAATAACAACACCCCTGCGCCTTTCCACCCAGTCAATCCATACGGCACTCTTTCAGCAGAGACCTATGTAGATTACACAACCATCCCTGCCATTCAGGAAGCCAGCCTCATGGTCTCTGTGGCTATTTGGCAAGCGCGCCAAGCCCCAACAGGTCAGGGCGTATCTATTGACGGCTACGCCCCATCGCCCTACACCATGTCTAATCAGCTCATGGCTCGCGTTCGTGGCTTACTTGCACCTTACCTAAGCCCTAACTCAATGGTGGGCTGATGCCAGCGATAACCACCCTTCGCAGCACAATTGCGGCTGCCCTAACTGACAACAGCAAATGGAGCGTGTTCTCGTTCCCACCTGCTACGCCTATCGCTAACAGCGTTATTGTCAGCCCTGCTGATCCTTACCTAGTGCCTAGCAATAATGACTACACAGCCATCGCACCACTAGCAAACTTTACTATCACTATCCTTGTGCCATTACTGGACAATCAAGGAAACCTCGCTGGGATTGAGGATGACGTAGTACGCCTCTTCCAGCTTCTCGAAGCATCGAGCATTGTGTTCAACGTAGGCAGCGTGTCCAGCCCTAAAGTGCTGAACCTACCTACTGGAGACTTACTGGCTTGCGATGTCGCAATCAGTACCCTAACGGAATGGAGCTAGTCATGAGCGACTGGGAAAAGGAGCGAGACGCTTTTCTTGCGAAAATCGGACAAACTCCAGAAGTAAAAGCAGCACCAAAACCAACTACCAAGAAAGATGAGGAATAACTGAAATGGCAGTATTTCTAAACAATGGCGTAGTTCTAACAGTCAATTCAGTTGACCTATCTGACCACGTCACAGCAATCACAATCAACCGCACTTTCGATGAGCTCGAAGTAACAGCGATGGGCGATTCAGGACACAAGTTCGTCAAGGGTCTTGAAGCAGCATCTATCACTATTGACTTCCTCAACGACACAGCCACAAGCGAAGTCTTGCAGACACTACAGGCTGCTTACGGCACAAACGTAACAGTTACAGCTAAGCAGACATCTAGCGCAGTATCAGCAACAAACCCACTTTACACAATGACATGCCTAGTCAATAACCTAACCGATATCAACGGCGCAGTTGGAGACCTTGGCACACAATCTGTAACTTGGAACGTCTCTGGTACAGTAGCAGTCACAACAGCGTAAGAAGGAGATAAAGGGCTATGGCAAAACTCAAAGTAACAAGGGCTGACGGACAAGTGCAGGAGTTTGAGATAACTCCCCTCTTGGAGTACAGCTTTGAGCAGCACGTCAAGATGGGCTTTCATAAAGCGCTCTTGACCGAGCAGAAGCAGTCGGACATCTACTGGTTGTGCTGGGAAGCAATTAGACGTTCAGGTGAAACAGTCAAGCCTTTCGGGGAACAGTTCCTTGAGACACTCAAGTCAGTTGAGGTCTTAGATTCTGACCCTTTAGTCTAAGGCTGGATAGGAACTCCATCACCTATCTCGCGACTCGATTGAGTTACGAGTTTGGAGTTCCTTTCCAAACTATCGTGGAACTTCCTTCGATAGTCTTTAAGGCTCACATAGAGGTACTAAACGATTTAGCGAAGGAGCGAAGCGATGCCAGTCAAACTTCAAGGCGCAACCGCACTCGTTAAAGCCCTTCGCATAGTTGAGCCAACCTTGGCTAAAGAGACCACCAAAGAGATAGCGTCATTCCTCAAGCCAGTTGTCAGAGATGCCAGAGGCTTTCTACCTAGCAACGAAGCTGCGCCTAGCGGTTGGGTCAAGCGCAGTAACGCACAAGGTCGCTGGGCTAATCGCTTATACGATCAGGCAGACGCTCGCAGGGGAATCACCTACAAGGCAACACCTAGCAAGCCTAATCGGAGTGGTTTCGTAGCTCTTGCTTCTATCTTTAACAAGTCCGCCGCTGGTGCTATCTATGAGACAGCAGGGCGCAAGTCTGGCAACACAGGCAACTTTACTCCACGCCTAGGTGGACAGATTAAAGGTCAAGGACAGAAGATGTCTGGACGTGCAATCTTTAGAGCCTTCGAGGAAGATAAAGGAAAAGCCCAAGATGGTGTCGTAAAGGCTATTCAGAAGGCTGTAACCAAGTTTGATTCACTAAAGGATAAAGTCTGATGGCAGATTTAAGAATTGACGTAGCCGCCGAGTTCAAGGGCAAGAAAGCCTTTACAGAAGCGACCAAGGCTACAACTGGACTTGAGAAAGCCGTTGGCAAACTAGGCAAGCAGATCGTTGGAGTCTTTGCAGTTAGCAAGGTAGTCGCGTTTGGCAAGGCATCAGTCAAAGCCTTTGCAGCCGATGAAGCGGCGGCAGTACGTTTGACCACAGCCCTAAAGAATCTAGGGTTAGAACTAGCTGCTCCAGCAGTAACGCAGTACATTGACAATCTTTCAAGAGCCACAGCAGTAGCAGACGATCAACTACGTCCAGCCTTCCAAGCTCTTATCAACACAACTGGCTCACTTACAGCCAGCCAGAGAATCTTATCTCAAGCCATAGATGTTTCTGCTGGTAGTGGCATCGCACTTGAGACAGTAGCGCAGGACTTGGCTAACGCCTATGTAGGACAGACCAGAGGACTCCGTAAGTACAACCTTGGGCTTACTCAAGCGCAGCTTAAAACCGCCAGCTTTGAGGAACTTACAGCCAGACTGAATAAGCAGTTCTCTGGTGCTAACGCAGCTTTCTTAGATACTTATGCAGGAAAGTTGCAAGCCCTAGGCGTAGCAGGTGGCGAAGCACAGGAGAAGATTGGCGGGGCAATAATTGACCTGTCTATGGCTTTAAGCGGCGCAAGCGATATTGACCAACTCATCAGTAGAATTGAAACTTTGACAGACAAGATCGTGGGAATGTTCGATGCTTTCCAAGAGGGCGTGACAATCATTCGTGGCGTACTTAATGCTAAAACCTTTGGTGGCATGAGAGATGCCATTCAGAAGGCTCAAGTAGAAGAGTACAACCGCCGCCTACGCCGCGATTATATGAAGCCATGGGCTAACGTCAGCATGCCTAAGTCAGCCGCACAGATAGCAGCAGAGAAGGCAGCAGAGCGCGCAGCTAAGAAGCGAGCAGCAGACCAACTCAAAGAGACTAAGAAACTTACAGCAGAGCAGAAGAAGCAAGCCGCACTTAAGAAGGCTGGCACTCTGTTTGATATGGATCAGATTCAGATTATTGCTGCCCTTAAGGGTCAAGTATCAGATGAAGAGCGCAAGCGTTTAGAGTTGCAATTCGCTTTGCTTACAGGCAACGAAGAAGAAGCCAAGCGACTCACATACCAGATAGCCACAGCACAAGGGCTAGGCGAGAGACTGGCTGCTTACCTTGCCAGCCTTCCAGATGCTAAGAATCCTTTCGCATCATGGGAAGCCTACCTCGACAGATTGGCAGAGAAGGCTCGTCAGGTCGCAAGCCTTACAGTTGCAGCACCTATGGGTACAGCAGCGCAAGCGGCAGCCTCATCACCAACATCTGTACCTTCTACCAACGTGCCTACATATATCGGTACTCCCTTTGGTCAGGCTGGCTCATCAGTAGCAGCAGCCTTAGGCACACCATTCGGACAAGCTGGTGGCAACGGCTCTGGCTTTATCGGTACACCTTTTGGTCAGGCAGGAAGCATCAAGGTTGAACTCGTAGGTAATGGCGATAGGTTGATTGACGCCATCGCATCAGGCTTACAGCAGAAGTCACTATCTACTGGAGACTCCTCTTACATCAACCGCAGAACTGGTGGCTTTGCGGGATGACATTACCTGCACAGATAGCCGTCACCTTTGACTTTAGCTCTGGTGCTACCTTTGGTACTGGCTTCGTCATCGGATCACCAGATAACGGCGTTATCGGTGTTAATTCATTCGGCTCATCTGATGTAATCATTCCTACAGTTGATTTAACTCCCAACGTCTATAGCATCTCAATTAGACGCGGACGTAATATCCTGAAAGACACCTACGATGCTGGTACTGCCACAGTCCGAGTCCTAGACCCACAGGGATTCTTCAACCCACAAAACCCATCTAGCCCATACTTCGGCTATTTAGTGCCTCTTCGCAAGCTGCGCATCTCTGCTACCACAGCTACAGCAGACCACTTCCTCTTCTCTGGCTATGTGAATGATTACCGCTATACCTTCCCTGTAGGGCAGGAGACAGCCTATGTAGACATCCTTTGCACCGATGGCTTCCGTCTATTGCAGATGTCTAATATCGCCACAGTAGCCGATACCCCAGCAGGTCAGACCACAGGCACACGCATTAACAAGATTCTGGATGATGTTCAGTTCCCTAACTCCATGCGACAGATTTCAACAGGAGATGCCACCTGTATTGCAGACACAGGTACAGTTCGCACAACCCTCGATGCCATTAAGAACGCAGAGTTCTCTGAAGGGCTCGGAGCGTTTTATATGAGCCCTGATGGTACTGCCGTGTATAAGTCTCGTAGCGAGGTTACATCTAGCCTTGCTGATACACCCACAGCCTTCAACCAGACATCAGGCATCCCATACAGAAACGTCAAGTATGCTTTTGATGACAAGCTCATCATTAACGATGTCCGATTTAACCGCGTAGGCGGCACAGTCCAAAACGTATTTAGCCAGACCTCGATTGACAAGTACTTCCCACATGGCTTGAACCAAGAGAACCTCATTGCCGAGACAGATGCTCAGGTACTAGGCGCAGCCCAGAACTATGTCAATACGAGACGCGAGACCACGATCAGAATAGACGAGATGCTGGTGGATTTACTAGACCCAGCAGTACCAACTGACACCCTCATTGGGCTGGATTACTTTGACAACCTAGAAATCACAAACGTCACAGAATCGGGCTCTACAATCAACAAGACATTACAGGCGCAGGGCTTCGCTTGGGATATAACAGCTAATAAAATGCAAGTAACAATAACAACTTTGGAGCCGATTATTGACGCTTTCATCGTTGGAAGCAGTACATACGGTATAATCGGCACATCTACATTGAGTTATTAGGAGCAACATGGCAACCTTTCCAGTCACAACAGGAGACGTATTAACAGCGGCTACCTATAACAGCCTTCCAGTCTTTACAGTCACAACCAACACCAACGATGCCACAGCAGTCCTAGCGGATCAGTATCAGGTGCTTGAGGTCATGAACAAAGGCACAGCCATTGCGTTCAACATTCCAACCGATGCTTCTGTAGCCTTCCCAATCGGCACAGTCATTACAGTCCTCAACATTGGTGCAGGGTTATGCACAATCAAGGCAGTTACATCAGGAACGACAACAGTTCTATCTGCTGGCTCTACACCCGCACAACCAACAGTTGCACAATACAAGTCAGCCGCCTGTATCAAAACAGCAGCTAACACATGGTACGTGGTGGGCGCAGTTGCTTAATGTCATTGCTGGAATACATGGCGTAGGAGTTCCACCTGTACCTTCCCTATCCGTTGATTACCTTGTAGTTGCTGGCGGTGCTGGTGGTGGCTTTGACGGCGGTGGCGGTGCTGGTGCTGGTGGACTTCGTTGCACAGTTGGCTCAACTGGTGGCGGTGGATCACTTGAAACTGCTCTTACACTTTTAACTGGCACAAACTACACAGTTACAGTTGGTGGCGGTGGTGCTGGTTCTGGTTCAGCATCCGTTAAAGGCAGCAACGGAAATAACTCGGTATTCGCAACTATTACTTCGACTGCTGGCGGTGGTGCTGGCTCTGATGGCAACAGCGCAGGTTCAGCTGGTGGTTCTGGTGGTGGTTCTACTCGCGCAGGTGCAGTCGGAACTGGTACAGCAAATCAAGGTTTTAATGGTGGAACTGGTGACAGCGGTTACGGCGGCGGTGGCGGTGGCGCTGGCGCAACTGGTAACGCATGGAACGCAGCAAGTGATAAGAGCTACGGCGGCATTGGCGTTGCAACATCTATTTCAGGATCATCAACGTATTACGCAGGCGGCGGTGGCGGCGGTCCACAATCAGGTTCAGGTCTTGGTGGTACAGGTGGCGGTGGTAACGGCGGTGCAGGCACAGGTCAGCCAACAGCAGGCACAGCCAACACAGGTGGCGGTGGTGGTGGCGGTGGAGGCTCTGCTGGTAACAAGGTAGGCGCAGCAGGTGGTTCAGGTATTGTCATTATTAAATATCCTGATTACTACACACTTACAGTAGGTGCTGGTCTTACAGCTTCTACATCAACTGCTGGTGGATTCAAGACCACAACATTCACAGCAGGAACAGGAACGGTGAACTTCTAATGGCTCACTATGCGTTCTTAGATGATTCCAACATTGTCACAGAAGTTATTGTCGGTATTGACGAGACTGAACTAATCGAGGGCAAGAGTCCAGAAGATTGGTACGGCGAGTTCAGAGGACAGAAGTGCGTTCGTACTTCCTACAACGGCAAGATTCGCTTCAACTATGCAGGAGTGGGCTTTACCTACGATCCGATAGATGATGCCTTTATAGCGCCTATGCCAGAGTGCGGGCATGAAAGCGTATTGCTAAACGATAAGAAAAATTGGGAATGTGCAGAGTGTGAGGCAATAAATGACTCCGTGGCTCTGTAAAGCTGGACAACAGTTAAGAGAACAGCTCGATGATTCGTACCCAGATAGAGATAGAACCTCGGACGGGTGGATTGGTGATGCTCGACATTCACATCTTAAGTCTGATCATAACCCAGATAAAGGTGCTAAATCAGTTGTTCGAGCCATTGACCTTGACCGCGATCTCCATCGAAAGTCAAAGCCCGACCTCATGCCATACCTTGCTGACCAGATTCGACTCTGTGCGAAATCTGGAGATTTACGAATTAAATACATTATATTCGATGGACGAATTGCATCATCAAAGAGGCGCTGGGCTTGGCGAAAATATACTGGAAGCAATAGCCACAAGTCTCATCTTCATATCAGCTTTACGAGCAAGGGTGATCTCGATGGCTCGTTCTTTAATATACCCATGATAGGCGGAGAATAATGAACATGAAGAATCCAGCAATCCTGACAGCAGGTGCTTTCCTAGCAGCTTGGGGTGCATCTAACTTTGCACTCGATTATCGCTCTGTCCTTTGGGCTGTACTAGCGGGCGTATTCGGATACGCAACTCCTAAGAAATGAGCGCGGCAGACCTCGCAGCTTGGGCTGTAGGCATTGTTACAGTCCTTGGCGGCTTGGCTGCTTACACGCAGTTCATGATTAAACATTACCTAGCAGAGTTAAAGCCCAACGGCGGCTCATCTATCAAGGATCAGGTCTCTCGCCTTGAAGCGCGTGTCGATACCATAATTGAGTTGTTAGGTAAGTAACACTTTACCTATGGCTAAGAAGAAGGTCATAGACCTAGACACTTACAACGCTCTGGATGCGTATGCCATTTCCATGCATGAGTTCTACAAGTCATTACGCAGGGCTGGCTTTGCAGTTGATTTATGCCTAGCCATTATTGTAGAGCGAAGTGCTTATCCTGATTGGATTCTGCCTGACTTGCCTAACCGCATAGATAACATTCCATACGATGACGATGATGAGGATTAATGGCTTCAGTCAAAAGAATAGTTATTCTTTCAGACCTTCAAGTTCCGTTTCATGATGTCTGGGTCACCCAGAATATAGCCAGATTCCTCAAGACCTTTAAGCCAGACCAGACAGTTACCATCGGCGATGAGATTGACTTCCAGACTATAAGCAAGTGGTCAGAAGGTACGCCTCAAGCCTATGAGCAGAGCCTTGGCGATGATCGTGACCGATGCGTAGAGCTGCTGTGGGAACTAGGCGTGAGCGACTGCATCAGAAGTAATCACACTGATCGTTTGTACAACATCATCATGAAGAAGATTCCATCATTTCTATCTTTGCCAGAGCTTCGGTTTGAGAAGTTCATGAAGTTCGATGAACTAGGCATTACCTTTCATAAGAACCCAATGGCTATTGCACCCAACTGGATAGCAGTCCATGGTGACCACACGCCCATCAAGCAGCTAGGGGGCTTATCAGCCCTTGAGGCGGCTCGTAGGCATGGCAAGAACGTCATCTCTGGTCATACCCACAGGGCAGGGCGTAGCGCCTTCACAGAAGCCTCTGGAGGGCGTTTAGGGCGTGTTCTGCATGGAGTTGAGGTAGGTAATCTCATGGACTTCAGACAAGCCTCATACACCAAGGGAACGGCTAATTGGCAGCAAGCCTTTGCCATCATGTATGTCAAGGGTTCTAACGTCCAAGTGGACATAATCAACATAGAGAAAAACGGCACGTTCATTGTGCAGGGCAAAGTCTATGGCAGAGTCCGCTAGCATCGCCATACCCGATCTAGGGGATGAGTCTGTGGATAACTTTGTTATACAACTGTTATCTAAATTAGCTTGGTGTCGGGTCAGGTAGGGCGTATTGTTCTCTTTGTAGCGGGAAATACCCAATACGAAAGGGGCTCAAAATGACTACAGCACAACGCGTTCTATTCGATTCACTCGGACTTAGCACATCAGATTCAGACCGCCTTATGGCAACACTTGACACAACCCTCGATGGCTCTAAGTGGTCAGATGCTTCATACACCCAGATTGTCCGCACAGCGCAGACCTTGTTAAAGGCAGGTGCGTAATGACTATCGCGCAGCTCATAACCCTATTGCTGGTATTCGGATCATTCGCTTTAGGGCGATATTCTGGCTATCACGATGGCTACGTCAAAGGACGTAAGGCAGTACGCAAGTATTACGAATCACTCCAGCAGGTCGGACGATGAACGCGGGTGACTTCCTTACAGAAGCCAAGGCTACGATACAAGATCGTGGTATGCACTATGGACATCCATCAGACAATATGCAGAGAACCGCAGCACTATGGAGTTCATACCTTGAAATGCCAATCACAGACTATCAAGTTGCAACTTGTATGGCATTGGTCAAAATCGCACGAAGCATGGAAACTGCGAAAGTGGACAACCAAGTCGATGCCTGTGCCTACCTCGGTATAGCTGGCATGTTACAGACACAGGAGAATGAACTCTATGTTTAACCTAGATGACTACGAGACAGTAGAAGAACGCTTACTCAAGTTCTGGAAGGATCACCCAGATGGAAGAATTGAAACCGAACTGTTGGAGTTTAGCAGTAGCAGATTTATCGTACATGCTCGTATCTTTAGAACAGAAGCTGACGGACGCTATTGGACAAGTGGACTTGCAGAAGAAACTGTCCAAGGACGAGGAGTTAATGCTACAAGCGCACTTGAAAACTGTGAGACGTCTGCTATCGGACGCGCTCTTGCTAACGCAGGATACGCGACTAAAGGCAAAAGAGCTTCGCGAGAGGAAATGAGTAAGGTAAAGGCTAAGGTCGAAGTCCAGAGCATTGTGCAAGAGACCAAGGCAAAGATGGCTAACACAGCCAGCGAATATGTGCCAGTACCAAAGGAAGAAGATCCATGGACAATGCAAGTAGCAGCACCAGTTCAGACAATGGAGCAAGCCCTAGAGACAGTCAAGGATGTCCTTGGTGGCACTCCGACAGACGAGAGTTGTATCCATGGTGCGCGTGTATGGAAAACAGGAACTTCTAAAGCAGGTAAGCAATACGGCATGTGGCGCTGCCCTGAATCCAGCACAAGAGATATGCCAGGCGGTCAAGTGCCTTGTGATCCTATCTGGTACGAGATAAAGCCAGATGGTACTTGGGGCAAGCAGGTCAAACGTGGGTAAATTATACTTCCGTAATCAAGATGACGAGTGGGAGCAGTTTCCTACAGATGAGCAGTTACAAGCTGCACAGGCAGCAGCTCATGATCTACAGAAACTAGGCTTTGCCATTATCTGTCAGTTATGTAATACCCCACCTACAGTTCAACAGATTAAACAAAGGGCGCTACAGCACGAGTGGAAGTGTGACAAGTGCGGCACAATCAACAGCGCAGGTAAAGCATGAAGCACACATATAACTTCCAGTCATCCTTTGGCTGGACTAACTGCTCAATCTGTGACAACGATGTGATGTGTAATGAGTACCAACGTGGCGATGGGCTAGTAGTCTGGTTGTGTAAGAAGTGTGAAGATATAAATCACTTATGACACGACACAGGAAAGACCGAGGTTTGCGTACCGAGCGAGTGGTTGCAGCCTATCTCTCGACTTGGTGGAGAAGCGCAGGTGTCGGTCGTGGAGCTGGAAAAGATATAACCAACGTTCCGTTCGACGTTGAGGTTAAGGCTAGGTCGGCGTTCCAGCCCCTAGAGTGGTTGCGCCAAGCCACCAAGAGAGCGGATGGCAAAGAGCTTCCGTTCGTGGTGTGTCGTATGAATGGACAGGGCGAAGATGCTTCCGAGTATCTTGCTTTCATGCGGTTTGGTGACTTGGTGCAATTACTCTTACCAATCTACGGAGATATACAGAAAGATTCGGTAGAATTAGAGCCTGAAAGATGCGCACAATGCGGATCGTGGAAGTTGGTTGATGTGCCATGCAGGACGTGTAAGTAATGCCTATATACGAGTTCGAGTGCAATAACGAGAAGTGCGAGGCTAATGCCCGCTATGACAAAGAGCTATCCATATCAGAGCCACATGATCTAGATTGTCCGTTCTGTGGTGAGACCATGCGAAAGGTGTACTCAAGTGTTCCAGCAGTCCATTTCAAGGGTTCAGGGTTCTATTCAACAGATTCGAGGAACTAATCATGGCTAGAAGCTACAGAGATGAATGGAGCGAATGGGGGATTGTTACATCTTTGCAGACTTTACTCATGTATCAGAAGCCGCCATATACTGTTGAGGATCTATTGAATGTAGCCAAGATGTATGGCGTAGAGGAACAACTAATTAAGCGTATGAGTTACGTTCCCAATTCAACAGAAGGTTACTTCTAAGTTATCCACAATTGGAGAGTTTTAATCCACATGTTGTTGATAGGAGAATCTATGAAACGACACGCCGTTCTGACCAGCACTTATGTAAATGTGCTTCGCGCTTCTGGTACTCTTACGGCTAGAGCCCTTAAAGGGGCTCACAGCGAGCCGCTTACGCGGAGAGCTCGCTGGGTAGCCGCCGTTATTGGGATAGCTCTGTCTATGCAGAGTACTGCAGTAGGACAAGGCTCAATAGATCGTTATTACGATTTACATTCATTAGCCGATTATCAACTTACAGATAGACAATATAAATGCCATAACCAGATAGTGTTTAGGGAATCGAGCTTTAATCGTTTAGCTCGTAACGGCTCTCACCATGGGTACTACCAGATACGCAATACCAAGTTAATAGATGCACCATATGATTACCAGTTCTACTTCTATTGGAAGTATGTACAGCATAGGTATGGTTATACAGAGTATGATGAGCCTGACTACTGTAAGGCTTTACATCATCTCAAGACTAAAGGATGGCAATGAGTGAGGAAATAATGGTGATGTGTACTCGCTGCGAGAGTATGACACCAGACTCCGAACTCATGGAGTGTGGGTCATGGTGGTTGTGTGGTTTATGTTGGGATGACATCTAATGGCAACCAAGAAGGGTGATCCTCGACTATCAAGGAAGTACAAGGAAGTACGCCTTCGAGTATTGGCTAGAGATGGGTATGTGTGTTACTACTGCGGTGCAGAGAATAAGAACATGACCATTGACCACATCATCCCAGTTAGCAAAGCGCCAGAGCTGGCGATAGATGAAGCTAACATGCGTACATGCTGCGTGTCATGCAATAGCAGCAAGGGTTCACGCAACGAACGCGTTTTCTTAGAGAAGGTGCGTAC